CAGAATGGGGATAGCCGCAAAGACGACCTTCTCGATCAACGCCCCCTTAGAGGCGTTGGCTGCCATTTGCTCGGACATCTGAGCCTGCTTGGCGGCGTCCGACATGGCGTTAGTCCTGGCTCACTTCGGCAGGCTTCTTCTTGCCCAGAAGCTTCTGAACCGTCTCGGTCTCGTAGATACGGATGCCAGTCCAGCAAATCGTGAAGATTGCCGCGATGCTCGGCAAAACGCCAGCTAAGGTAGCCACGACAGTTCCTATAGAAACCGCATCAACAACGTTCTTCACTGCTTCCGTATCTTGGGTCATATCAGCAGTTCCAGGCCCGTAGGGACTTGTTGATACGAGAGTTGGGATCGTTGGCCGTCTTTGCCGATGTGAGCTTCTTCTTCATCCCCTTCATGCGCGCGCAAAAGCTATCCCGTCTGGGACCGCCTTCAGGCTGGGGAGGCTTCAACCCAGGTTTCCCTGGGTTGGCCCGGTTATAAGAAGCTCGGCCTTTGGCATTCAGACCACCAGACTTGGACTTGCCTTCGGCACGCTGCCAAGCTGGGGTCTTAGCCATAGATGACCATCACCGAGGCAACGTCCGTCAGGTCGGCAAAGATGCCGGTCTGGAAGAGAAGCCCCTCGCCCGGCATCAGAAGCCAGTTGGTGCTGGTCGATCCGGTGATCGTATTCACAGTGATCTTGCTTGGACCAGCCACGGTAGAGCCGTCCCGAAAGACAACACTGCCCGCCCCGGCAGCAGGAACAATGTAGATACCCTTCACGCGGCAACGGCCAATCGCATTGCCCGCTTGGTCATTCATCACGCCGTCCGTCGTGCGGACGGCGCTAGCAAGGACATCTGTCTGCATGACGCAGAGCCCTCCTTAGCTGTTAGGCGCTGGCAGGGTTCTGGGCGCCGTTCGGAGCGCGCTGGACGTAGCTGACGGTCACGATGGCGCGACCAACACCAGCTTCCGTGCCAACCGCATAGCGCACGAACACAGGCGTATCCGCCGAAGTTGAGGTCTGCCACGCAAGCTGCGTCGCCGCAGTCGTGGTGCCACGGAAGCGGCCACCATTGGTCGTCGCAATAGCAGCCATAAGCTGCGCGCCGCCAGTCGCATTGCCCACCGAGACGGTCGAGGTCGAGGAGCCGCCCGGCACCACAACCTGATCGACCGTGATGTCCACGATCTGAGAACCCTGGGGCAGAATACCAAGAGCCGCGTCCACGTTGCCGACGCCATCCGTCACAACGCCCGTGTCGTAGGACTGAACAAGGGTAACGAGGCCGGTATTACGGGCAGCGCCTTCGCGCACAGTGCCCGAGCGAACCGGGCCGGAAAACGTGGTGAACGCCATCGTTTTTCTCACACACTATGGCTTCACTGTCTCGTTCATGTCTGCCGGGACAGTCAGTGAAGCCGGTTTGCCCGGAATCACCCACATTATGCCCGGTCTGGAAAGGTTACAGCAAGCACAAAAAAAGCAGGGGGCCGAAGCCCCCTGCCCGTTACTCGCCGTGAGGCTCGTCTTACGACGAACCGGGCGAGCCAAAGATGCCCAGCGGATCGGACACGCCGAAGCTATAACGCTCACGGGCCTTGTAGCGAGCGTTACCCGTGTCGAAGTCCCCGTCCATCGACGTGGCGAGCGGCGAACGCACAAAGTGCTTCATGCCGTTCGGAACGTCCGTGGAGAGGAACCACGCATTCGGGTCGGTCAGGAAGTGGTTGACCGTGTAGCCCTCCGGGATGGACCCATTGGACTTCAGCGCGTTGATGTCGTTGTCAGCCGTGCTGGTACGGAGTTCCGTCTCCAGCAGTCGGGTGGCAACGAACATGTTGGACGGCGGCACGATCAGCTTACGCGGACGAGCCGCGATCAGCAGACCACGTTCGTCCGTCCACGCCGCGATCTGAATGACAGCAGCCTCAAGGCTGGTCTCGTTCAGGTCGGCAGGAGTGGCAGGACGGTTGCTGTTGTAGCCACCGGACACCAGCGGATGCTGGGTGTTGAACAGCGTAACGCCGTCACCAGACTGGTAGCTGGTGAAGCCGTTGTTCAACGGGAACGCAGCCTTCACCTGCTTCGTGAACGCCATCGAGCGCGCGAGCGCCTTGGTGTAACGAGCAGACAGGCTGTCGTACAGGTTGTCTTCCATCGCCTCTTCGGTGATGGAGAACCCGTACGCGATGGTCTCATGCGTATAACGAGCGGTCCAGGCTTCCTGGCCGTTGTCGTACGCAATCGCCGCACCTTCGTTCTTGACCGGGGCAGCAGCGAAGCCCGAGAGCTTCACTTCTTCTTCAAAGGAACGCTCCGAGTTCTCAGTCTCGTAGATTTCCTTATGCTCCTCAGCGTACCGCTTGTACTCCAGACCGAACAGAGCGTTCAGGCCCGGAAGCAGTTCCTTGAGAAGCTGTGCGCGTGAAATAGCCATCTTTCACAGCCTCCTTAGCTGGCAGCCGTACCGGCAGAGCCGGTATTGCCGGTGCGGTGGAAGTGCGTGTTGATACGCACGATCACATCGGTGAACGCATCGCCAATCTGGCTGGTCGTGCTGTTAACGAAGTCAACAATACGAACCGGCAGAGTGTTGGTGGTCGCGATGCTGGAGGCATCGAGGCTCACACCGGAGTTGATGTTCACGCCGCTGCTGCCAGCAACGGTCTGGATCAGAGCCGCATTGCAGCCCAGAGCCGTCTGACCGAGGCTGCCGTCAGCCTGCACCTGGAACAGAGCGTCCGGGTCATCCACAACATAAGCCAGGATGTCCGTCGCCGCGTTGCCAGCCGCGTAGTTCTGGCGGAACACCGTGCCGTAAACCGGATCGGTGAACGTAACGCCCACAAACACGCCCACGAAGCCAAAGCCGCCACCCGTAGAGGTGATGGTCGTGGCGGTCGTGGTCGCGTTGAAGCGCGCCAGCGTACCACGGGTCGAGCCGGTGTTCGTGATGATCACCGGGTCACCATACTGGATGCTCACGTTGTAGCTGGCAGGAATCGCGTACTCACGAGTCGAACCAGCATACGCCTGACCACCCAGAAGGTTGATCGGGCGAAGCCCGTACGGAGAATTGGTCGAAGCCACTTTCCGCTACCTTTCTTCTGGAATTGAGGATTTATGGCCCAAAGGACTATTCCCTGGGGCCACGGCCAAAGGTGGTCCTCGAAGTCCGCTCCGGACGAAGGAGCGGCATACGAGGATCGTTCTCACGCATCAGGTTGTTGTCCACGCTATCCATCTGCTGCTGCGCGACATTCCCATAATAAGCCGCACGCTGCCGCACGACCTCTTCGGGAATCTTGCAGAGAAGGAGACCACCGACCTCGATGTTGCCTTTGAAGCGACCATTGGGATCGGCTGCCAGCATAAGCTCAGGATGATCGTCGGCACGAACAGGCACATAGCCTTCGCGAAGCTGCTTGCTGACATTGGTGTTGTCCGCAGAGTTCATCATGCTCGTGCGGACCCAGCGGAAGACATACCCCGGCTCAGGCTTAGGATCAGGAAGGATCGAAGGGGGGCGCCAAGAGGTCGGGCGAATCTGCTGTTCGCGCGTCTCAAGGTCGCGTGGGGTGCGGTCAGCCATGACCGTAATCCTTCAGATACTGAGCAACGTATTGCTCGGGGGTAAGGCCGAATCTCTTAGCCAGTGAGACCTGAGACGGCGTGAGACGCACTGTGCGGTTGGTCTTAGTGCTACGAGTAGCTGGTGCAACCACCGATGCCACCTTAGCCGTCGCGTCAACTTCCGGCTCAGGTTTCTGGAAGTACTCGGGGAAACGGCGCGAAACGCGCTTTGTGATTTCCTCGTAGTACTTATCCCCACGCGGATCGAGCTTATACTCCCGGATCAGCATATCGCTGACGGCATAAGCGTAACCCGTCATCTCCTTCTCAAGCTCATTCTGCCCCTCAAACCAGGAGTTGCGACCGGCCCATTCGACGGCCTTCGCATCCGGCTGAGGACGAACTTGAGGAATCTCATACTGCGGCTCGGGCAGAGCAACCGGCTTGTAGTTCGCATACCGATCATGCTCGTTTACGAAACGCTGAAGCTGCTCCTGATAGTCTAGGAACTTGTCTGTTTCGCCAGCCTCGAAGGCTTCCTTCATCAGCCTCTTGGTGGCGTTGATATCAGACTCAGCGCGTGCCTTGGCTTGATCGGCAGCAAACTTCTCGGTGCTGCCAGCAAGTTCGCGGTACTTTTTGTTCTCGTCAGCAAGACGCTGGGCAAGCTGAATTGCCTCGTCTCGCTCCTTGGCGGCAAGCTCCTTGGCTCGCCGCTCCGAATGACTCTTGAAAGAAAGCTCCTTGAGGCGCTTCTTCCACTCGTCACGGTAATTGGCGATCTCTTCGTCGTTGACGTTGATATCGTCGTCGCTCTCCGTCACTTCGGGAGCAATTACACGACCACGATCCTGCTCGGGCGTGTCGTCAACAATCTCGACGGTGAAGTCCTCGTCGGACTCTTCAGGCTTCCGGGTCGCGCTCATGCCCGTGCAATCCCACGCGGGTCTTCAACAACACCCTCGACAGTATCATCGTTGATGATCCGGAACTCCCGGCCATGAATCTTGATACGGGTGCCGCTGTAAGCACGGAACAAAACCCAATCCCCTTCCTTGCACCAAGCGCCATCCGGGAACTTGGCAGGGTCTTTATAGGCGAGCGACCCCATCTTTAGGACGAACCCAACAACAGTGGCAAGGGATTCTTTCTCTCGCACCTGTTCCGGCAAGTAGATGCCAGAGTCCGTCTTTTCCTCAAGCTCGGGCAGAGCAATCAGAAGCTTGAAGCCAGCAGGCTGAGGAAGCTGAGTAGCGCCTCGAACATCCCCATCTGGCATCTTGATATCAACGTTAAGCATAGTAGTCCTTTGCGCGCACTGTTAGGGTCGTGCGATACCCTGCACCCACAATGGGTGATTAGTCCTGCCGACCCAGGCGTTCCTCAAGGTCAAGCAGTTCTCTTTCGGCTTTTGCCAAACCCTCAATAATACCAACCTGATGTCGGTATTCAGACCAGTCAGCCACGCCGCCAGTGGCAACGTGGTCTGCATGGATGTTCATCATCTCCCGGAACTTCTTGCGAAGGAACTCCAGGACATTCTCTTCAGAGGCTGGCATTACTTGCCCTTCATCAGATCAGCGCCAAGGCGCATGGCGTCGAGCTTAATCTTCGCGTTGTCGTAGTCGCCACGTTGATCATTGGACTGCTTCTGGGACATCGCCTTGATTCCAGCGTTAACCCCAGCAATCCGCTCCTGCGAAGCAATCCGCTCAAGCTCAATCTGTTGCTGACGCTCACGGGCCATCTGGTCGGCTTGGTCCTTTGCCATCTTGCGTTGGACTTCAGCCGCCTTGTTCTGGGCATCCTGCATCTGGGCCTGGACAACAGGGTCCTGCATCTTCTGCTGGATTTCCTGCATCTGGGCTTCGGCTTGGTCCTTCTGGAGGAGCTTGCCAGCCGCGTCTGCAATCAGCTTGGAGAGAGCGACCTCGATGTCTTCGGGCAGATGTTCGTCAGGCGGCGGCAGTTCGACGCCAAGCTGGTTCTCAATCTCACGGCGATACTGGAAGCCGATATGCTCTGCGATGTGAGCCATCGCCGCAGCCTGGATTGCAGACGCCTGGGGCGACTGCCCCACAAGCTGAAGAATCTTCGGGTCCTGCATCGCAGCCATGTGAACCTTAATGTGGGCCTCATGGTCCTGATAGAGGAACGCCTTCACGGGCTTACCAGACAAGATCGCCATGTTCTCAGACACAGGGTCCATCGGCTTCTTCTCATCCGTGCTGGGGATGATCTTGCCGGGGTCCTGAATGCCAAGGACAGTCAGCATCTGTCGATGAAGCTCGGGCAGATCGTACATCTGCGGAGCCTGCTGCGCCAACTGAAGCGCCGCTTGATACTGAACCACACGCTGCGACAGGGAGGCAGCATTCGGGTCGGTGACGGGGATGACATCAATTCTGCCATCATAATCATCGGTACGAGTGGCGCCCATGTCCGTCTCGTATTCGTAGTTGCCCCTCATGTGGACGCGGATGATATCCACCAGAAGATCAAGCTCGTGCTTCATCGAGGCGTGAAGGCGCGCCTGCACGGCAGACATCACCTTCATCGCTCGCTCCATCAGAGCCAGCGTCGTTCCAACAGGGGCGCTCTGGTTGGCATCGCCAATCTGAAGATCGGCAATCGACGCAAAGCGACGGCCTTCCTCGACCAGCGTGCCCAGAAGGCCAGCGAGAACCTGAGACGGCTCCTTGTAGGGCAGGAAGGTAATGTTGTCCTTAATAGCCCCGGACGAGATATCCACGTCCCGGAACTCGCCCGGCATCAGGGGCGTGCTGTCGCCCTTGATCCGAAGGCCGCGAGACTTCAGGCCAGCAGGAAGGTTTGCCAGCGTGCCTGCATCCACAAGCTGACGCAGGATCGACGTGGCAGACTTGGC